TTCATCAACGATTGTTGCATCTTCAACTTCTTCAGATTTTTCCATAACAGAAACACCATTCTCAATCATGTCAACAACTTCCGCACCTTCAATTTCATTAAAGTTTTTCGCCAACTCATCAAACTTCATTTTCATTAACTCGTTATAAGTTTTCTGAAATTGTTTTTTTTCAATAGCAATTCGTTGATTTCTTTTAACAACTTTTTTTCTGTGTTCTTTAGCTTTCTTTCCCATTTTTATTTTAAATTAACCATTAATAATTTCTTCACCATTCTCATCTTTAACAATATATGTTAACTCTTGTTTTTGATTTGACATTCTATTTTCCTCAAACCATTCTACAATTGCATTGATTGCCCATACAGCTCCTGATGAAAGTATACCATCAAAAAACCAAGAAATTTCATCAGCAATACCAAATAAAGAACTTACTGGTGAATATACACAAAATCCCAAAAAGAATCCACCCCATGTTGAGAAACACATTGGACAAGATATAATACCATGTAAAAATGTACCTAACTCACTAAATGGTGTTAGTTCATTCTCACCCCATTTTCTTAACCCATCCCTCAATCCTTGGAATATTGAGCCGTAAACCATAATGTTCATTAAACCATAACTTAAAATGAACCACGCTAATAATTGTACCATAACTTTATAAATTTTCGTTTATGTTTGAACCTTTCATATATACCGCACCTGTCGGATTTAATCTTGATTCTAATTGTTTAATAAGACCCTTCAAACCATCTATTTCGGTGTTCTTATCTTTCATTTCACTTCTTAACTTTTGTAATGTATCCTGAAGCATAATAACCTTATCATTTGGTTTTTCAACTTCCTTAATTACTTCCACCTCTTTGATAATTTCAACAGGTGGTTTGTCTAAAGCAATGTCTAAACTTCGTCTAAGTTCGTCTAATTTTTCATCCTTTTTAGACATTTCATTTTTTAACTCGGCAATAACTCCGCCAAGTTCATCTTCAGTTGTTTTGTCACTAATATACTCAACTTTTGTGACAACTTTTTCAACGGGTATTTCTTTAATAATTTCCTTCTCAATCACAACTTCAACAGGTACCTCAACAATCTTTTCTTTTTCAACAATAACTTCAACAGGTACCTCAACAATCCTATCAACAGGGACTTCCACTAGTTTTTCAACAATAACTTCTTTTATTAAGTCTTTTTCACCTTCATTAAGTGTTTTTCCCAAAAGTCCATACTTTTTTATGTCAAACCCTTGTTTGAAACACTGGGACACGAATAACTCAACATCATCAATATTATTTAATTTACAATAGTCAAGTATGTCTGAATTATATTTTGGATTAACATTATACATTACTTAAAACCTCATCACCATTAATGATATCCTCAAATGATTTTATCTTAAATGATAAGAAAGGTTTAGGATTTTCCAAATCAACAAATTCATATTTATCCTTTTCAACATCGTAAATTCCATATCCATGGTTCTTTATTGTTTCACCATAGTTTTGTTGAATGGTTGACCCTACCATGTATGCTTTCTTACCTCCTGGTATGTTGAATACTTGTCTTTTATGAATATCCCCACAAAGTACAATATCACAACCTGCAAACTTATCAGTTTCAAATCCTGTGTCAAATTTATACCCAATATCGGTCGTTAATCCTTGTACTGGTCCGTGGAACAAACCAATCTTAACTTGGTCTGACTTTTGAATGTCGGGTGGAATGTTGTGGTCCATCAAAGAATAAACACACCAATCAATATTTTGGTCTTCATATACACCTCTACTTTTTAAGTAAACAATGTTCTCATCTTGTAATGAATCAATAATAGGTGTTAGAGCGTCCAATCTTGACATGTTGTTTTCCAAAAAGTCGTGGTTACCAATAATAAGAATTGTTTTTGCAATCTTTGAGCATTCAGTTAAAGTCCAAGCAACAAACTCAATAAGTTCAGGTGTCATTTGATTTTTAGAATGAACCAAATCACCAGTAAAAACAATTCTATCAGGTTTGATTTCCTTAAATTGTTCAAACATATCCACCAATATCCCACGATATAAATCGTGGTCCCTGAAAAGTCGGATATGTAAGTCTGAAAAGTGTACTAATTTCTGTATCATTACATTACAATTTTTGGTGGTTTACCCAAGTCATCATATTCGTCGGGTTTAATAGTGATAGGTTCAAATATAGGTGCGGTTTTTCTACCTAAATGTTTAAATGTATCAAGGTCAATCTCATCTTTAACCTGACTCATCTTCTCAATAATTGGCGCTATATCTATATGTTTGTTCTCCAACTTCCCATATAGATATCCTTCCAACCAAATATAAAATTCCTTATGTGTCATACCCCCATATTATATAAATTAGCTAATATCAACCGAGCCATTTTAAATTCTTTAACCCTATTTAATTTTAGACCATAAGTGTGTGCAATCACAACTAAATATGGTTTGACATCACTATATTTCATTTTACCAATTTCCATTAATTATCAAATAATTTAAATTCTTCATTAACATGACCACAATCATCACATCTGTATGTTGGGAATGGTACTATAGTGTCTTCAGAACTACCAGTTAATAACGCCGCAACTTTTTTAATTAAAACCACTTCTTTAAAATAGGTACTACCACATTCCTCACAAACTACCGTAGGTTGTTTCTTTAAGTCAATTCTAGGTTGTATTAAATCTTCCATAATTAGTAATTTACTATTTCTTCTTCCTCATTTGTGTATTTTTGTTTAATCATTTCAGTATTAAACTGAAACTCGTCCGATAATGTACTTTCAGAACCCCCTTTAATGTTTTCTTCGTACATAATTTCGTTAAAATGTTCAACAATTTCTTCTTCAGTTTTCCCTTCAAGTTCAGGATAATCTTCTAAGTTAATTTCAATTGGTCCATAAGATTCGTAAACCTCATAGGTTTTGGTCATGTAAAGTTTCATTTTATTATATATTTGATGTTTATTTTTCCAACTTCTTTATCCCACGATGTGTTATACCACCATGCAATTGTAATTGTAGATTCCATAGTCTAATAATATTAAATTTGTTTTATTTTGTCAAATACTTTGACATATCCATATCAAGTATTGTGTTTAAAACTTGTTTGGGGACTCTATATTCCTCATATTCACCCTCATCACTTAAGTGAACAACAATACATCCATATATCTTAATGTTCTCGTATTTACTACCTTTCAACATATCTAAAAGTAATTTACCATAAAATGGTAATTGAGTGAAGTAGTGTCCAAGTGCGGTATCATCCAAGTTATTGAAGGGGTATTTCATCTTTTTGGTAAAGTGATTCGCTTCAAAGTTCTTCTTCTTATTTGTCTTCCAATCTGTTACCACAATACCTACCTCTGTTTTGTCTTTATTAAAGAACAACCACTTCTTATCAGGTTGTCCAACATATCCAAGTTCATTACTTCCTAACACAATTTCAGTATCCAATAGAACACCTTCTCTTTCTAACATCAATTCCAAATATCTACTACCCGCAGATATCATAGAATCCCCTTTTAATATCTGAGTAAAATCAACCTCAAATATTGGTTCCCTCACTTCTTTGTCCAAACCAAACATCTCAACTGACTTCTTCTCCAAAAAATAGTGGACTCTGGAACCCATATTTGTGGAATATGTACCAGCTTGGGACCATTCCTTCAATAACCTCTCTTTCTCAACAGGGTCTCCAGCGGCTTTCTTATCAGCAATTCCATCAGAGTCAAACTCAGTATAAAAAAGTTTCATAACTTTTGATACAGATGGCCAATCAGACCTTAACTCACCTTTCTTATCTAACATCGTATAAGTGTGTGTGTCCTCAACGAATGTTAATTGTAGTTCTTCTTGTTTCTTTTTGATTATTTCATTAATCTCATCTCTAATCTCGTATAAATTCATCGCATATTATAATAATATTCATTTATTTCCCCTCTTAAATCGGCAACATCCGAATCTCCCGTTAATTTTATAATCTTAACTCTACCATATAAATCACCACCATTTAAATTGTGGTATAACTTGGTGGCATCACTCCAAGCGTCACTATCCAAACATATTATGATGTTACCTTTGGCTTTATTATATATCGTTTCAAATAGTAAATCCGACATATGTTTACCAAGCATTGCAATACTATTGGGTAAGAACACCGAATCAAACGCGCCTTCAACCAAATAGATATCTTTGTTCCAATCAATTAGGTTTTCGTTAAAGATTATCTTATCTTTTTCAGCCTCTGGGTTCTTGTATTTAGCTTTGGTGTGGGGGTCCCAACTTCTCGCAATATAATAGTTCAATTCACCTTTCTTATCATATGACGGAACAACTATTCTACCTGAATGACTACCCTTATCACAAAACCCAATCCCATACTTTTCAATTATATCATTAGTAATACCTCTACTTTTAAGATAGTTATATGCCTGTTGATATATAGGGTATCTTGGGTTTGAATCCTTGAAGAGGGTGAAATTTGGTGGTAATGTTAATTTTTTAACTTTCTTTTCTTTGGGTTTATTTTCCTCTGGTTGGAGGATTTTATAAACCTTTTTTTGTTTACGATTACCATATTTATCAAACAACTTACCCAAAGGTCCGTGAGTCCCCTCGCTATCGCCGCAAGACCAACATTTATAAACATGTGAGAAATAATTAACCTCAAGATTACCCTTGTGTCTATCCTCATCACAAACAGGACAATCAAATGAGATTTGACCCCTATGTTCGTAGTGAAGTTTCTCATCACCCAAAATTTCTTTGAGCAATTCAACCAATATTTCTTTATCGTCTGACATTACACCTAAAATAAGAATAAATAATATATGAATCAACCTTCACAAGTTTTTGACCTCCTTTATATTTATTTTAAAAACAAAATAAATGCCGACGCAAATAACCATAAACACAATTTCGGGAGTTCAACCATACGATATATACATATGTGATGACCCAATCACAACTTGCATATATATAAGTACAATTTCAACTGTTCCTTATGTATTTAACGTACCTACATTATTGGATGGTCAATCATCATATAATTTAAAAATTGTGGATAATAACGGTTGCTCGGTTGAAGAAAATTTAATACCATAATGAGTTGTAATTGTTTATTAGTCAGAATTGACCCTAATGATATTAGTTCATCAACAGGTAATACCCTATACACCGATAATACCGTCTTTATTGATGGTTTTTTAGATTGTGAGTCAACCCCTGTTGTAAATGAATTTACAGATAGAGGGTATTACTGTTATTGTATGACAACTTCCGCAGATTGTAGTATTTGTGCGGGTGACGGATGGGTCGTTTATGACGAAACATCTTGCTACAGAGAAATTACAACAGCCGCAACACCTCCTGTATCACCATTATCGGCGGTTGCCACATCATTTTTTGTGTATTCACAATTTGGTAGTTATTTTTACCAACCAGGATTTTGTCAATGTGGTTCAGGTGCAACATATACTATAGTTACAGGTGTTGATTCGTGGGAAAATGTTGGTGACACTATTTCTGAAGGCCCTTTAAATAGATGTGCCATTTGGCCAACAACAGGTGGAAGTGCACCACCATTCAACAAATGGTTAGGATTTTCATCTTGTTTATCAGGGATTACTGAAACAAAAACATACTGGGTTGGAATTGGGGCTGATGATGATTTTAGACTTGTCTTAGATGGTAATCTTATTGTAGATACTTCTTTACCTCCTAATCCTTTCACAACGAGTAACGGTCAATCCTTTAAAAGATGGAACGTATACCCCGTTGAGATTGGTGCAGGTGACCATACTTTGGAGGTTTACGGATTAAATGCTGGTAGTCAAGGTGGTTTTGGATGTGAGATTTATGATGGTGATTTAGCAACATTAACTGGTTTAACGACTTATGCGGCATTAGAACCTTATATAATATTCACAACATCAGGCCAAACAGAATTTACTATAGTTCAAGACACATTAGGTAATTACGATTCATCAGGTTATACTTGTCCTTCAGGATATGTTTATTCTGAATGTAGTGGAACTTGTGTTTCATATGAATTCTGCGAAACACCAATGTCACCAACACTTTATTATTATCAAGATGATATAATAGTTTCAGGTGAAAGTGTTTTAAGTGAATTTGTTTTACAAGAAGAAAATTGTTCTGAAGAAAGTGATTGTTGTGGTGATATATGTAACACATCAGGTTATTGTGTTTCAAATACGGAAAATATATCATATGATGATAACTACATTGAGAGTGGTTTACATAACGGTAAACCTTATTGGGTTGGGGAATCTAATGGTTTATTTATTTATTATTCAACAGGTAACACTCAATGGTGTTTAGCGATGTCTTTAGACGGTCCTTGCTTTCTTTCAGGTAAATCACCTTGTGTTAGTGTTTGTCCTGATTTACTTTCAGAATATTTTTCTGAAGGAACTTGTTCAACCACAACTACAACAACGTCACCTTGTGATACTTTTGATTTTGAATCGTTATTTAATTGCGAGTTTGAGCCAACCCCTACCCCCACCCCAACTCAAACAACAACACCCACACCTACCCCAACACCAAGTCCAACAAATGTTTGTGGAGGTGTAAATGTTGGTGCAACTATTTTATCGTTTACGCCAACACCAAGCCCGACTCCTACAATAACACCAACACCTTCGGGTATTGTTGAAAGGCCGTGTCAATACTCTGGTGATGTAACATTTAATACGGTTAATGAAATGATTAATTGTCCTGTGAGTAAACAATTTCAAGATTGTTACAATGGAACAATGTATTATACCACTAATAACGTAACTATCCCATCAGGAGGGACTTTAGAACAATATCAAGTATTCTATTCAACTGTTGACGGATTAACTAAATGTATTTCATATGTTGGGATTACAACTCAAGTAATCGGGGTTAATAATATAATTTTAAATGTTGGTCCTTTAGGATTATCTAATTTAGGTGGTTGTGCTGTTTGTACAACTTTTTCTGAGTGTTATACTTATACTGTTAATACAACAAAAGGCAATTCTATCACATTTGAATATACTCCATGTTGTGGTGAATCATTACCGTCACCATATACTTTTGATGAAGGTTCAATTAGTTTTTGTTCAATTACATACCCTAACATAATTTTAGGTTCACCGATTATATCCGTTACAGCATCCTGTGAAAAGTGTCTCGCATAAACTTAGTTTTATTCAGATATAAAAAAGTGAATTAAATATTTATGTAATATAATGACTTCAATTGAAATAAGTAACATATCAGGTTTACCAAACCCATATCAGATTTACGTTTGTGACGTATTTGGTAATCAATGTGTTCTAATTGCAACAATTAATACTTTAGTACCTCCAAGTACAACATTTTTATTACCCAGTCAATTTGATAGCGCACCTGCAGTTGGTATTAAAATTATAACAAATGATGGTTGTGAACGATTTGAAATTGTTTATTGTATATCACTAATTACGACCCCAACCCCAACCCCAACTCCAACACCGACTCCAACACCGACTCCAACTTCAACTCCAACACCAACTAACACCCCAACTGAAACTCCAACTAACACCCCAACTGAAACTCCAACTAACACCCCAACTGAAACACCTACTAACACCCCAACTGAAACACCTACTAACACCCCAACTGAAACACCTACTAACACCCCAACTGAAACACCTACTAACACCCCAACAAAAACTGCAACAAATACACCAACTGAGACCCCTACTAACACTCCAACTGAGACGCCAACTAACACTCCAACTGAAACACCAACTAACACACCAACTGAAACTCCGACGAACACACCAACAAAAACTGCAACAAATACACCTACTGAAACACCAACGAACACACCTACTGAAACTCCGACGAATACACCTACTGAAACTCCTACTCAAACACCGACTAACACAATAACACCAACCAATACTGAGACCCCTACGAACACACCTACGAATACATTAACACCTACTAATACTGAGACTCCTACTCAAACACCGACTAACACAATTACACCAACTAATACAATAACTCCAACTAATACTGAAACACCTACTCAAACGCCAACTAATACCATTACCCCAACTCCGACTGAAACACCTACTAATACCCCAACTAATACCATTACCCCAACTAATACTGAAACTCCAACGAACACTCCAACGAACACATTAACACCAACCAATACTGAGACCCCTACGAACACCCCAACAAATACAATAACACCAACTAACACTGAAACTCCTACACCTACCCCAACTAACACGATAACCCCAACCAATACTGAGACCCCTACTCAAACGCCGACTAACACAATAACACCAACCAATACTGAGACCCCTACGAACACCCCTACGAACACAATAACACCAACCAATACTGAGACCCCTACGAACACCCCTACGAACACAATAACACCAACTAACACTGAAACTCCCACGAACACCCCTACGAACACAATAACACCAACTAACACTATTACCCCAACTAACACTATTACTCCAACTAACACTGAAACACCTACTCAAACACCAACTAACACAGTCACACCGACAAACACAATCACACCAACAAACACAGAGACACCTACTCAAACGCCAACTAATACCATAACCCCAACTAATACTGAAACACCTACTCAAACGCCAACTAACACGATAACCCCAACTAATACTGAGACCCCCACTCAAACACCAACTAATACACCTACGAATACTGTCACACCAACTAATACTTCAACTCAAACTCCAACAAATACACCTACAAATACTGTTACACCGACAATAACTTCAACACAAACTCCGACTAATACGTCCACTAACACAGGTACTCCAACAAATACACCTACAAACACATCAACAAATACACCAACTAATACGCCGACAAATACTATTACCCCAACAAACACATCAACTCAAACACCTACGAACACATCAACAAATACTCCAACGAATACCGTTACACCAACAAGAACTGCAACTAACACACCAACGAATACTCCAACTAATACTGTAACCCCAACAAACACTTCAACCCAAACTCCGACCAACACACCTACAAATACTCCAACGAATACTGTAACGCCAACTAATACTTCCACTCAAACTCCGACTAACACACCTACTAATACTCCAACAAGAACTGTTACACCTACTAACACTATAACACCTACTAATACATCAACTCAAACACCAACCAATACACCTACAAATACTGTAACATCTACTATCACCCCTACAAATACACCTACAAATACTTTAACACCAACCAACACTATTACTCAAACCCCTACGAACACACCTACAAACACAATTACACCTACAGGTACAATAACACAAACTCCAACCAATACACCGACTAATACTTTAACACCAACGAACACATTAACTCAGACACCAACAAACACTCCTACAAATACCGTAACTCCAACTATTACTTCAACTCAAACTCCGACTAACACACCAACAAGAACTGTTACACCTACTAATACTCCAACGAATACCTCAACTAATACTCCTACTAACACTATAACACCGACAAATACACCAACTAATACGCCAACAAACACGATAACAAATACTGTTACACCTACTAACACCTCAACAAATACACCAACAAATACCGCAACGAATACACCAACAAATACCGTTACTCCTACTAACACTCCTACTAACACTCCTACTAACACTCCTACGAATACCTCAACGAATACCCCTACAAGAACATCCACACCAACTAATACCCCTACAAGAACCGCAACGAATACACCAACTAATACCCCTACAAATACTGTAACACCAACTCAAACAAGTACTCAGACACCAACTCAAACAAATACTCAGACACCAACTAACACTTCAACTAATACTGTAACACCAACACCAACTCAATACCCATGTAATTGTATTGACTTTTTAGATACAACAATAGAGGGTTTTATCACATATAGTTATGTTGATTGTTCAAATGTTACCGTTACAGGTGTTACAAATCCAGGTAATGATTCATTTAGAGTTTGTGGTAGTAATCCTATTGTTAGTAGTCCTAAATTAGAATTCACTATAGGTGGATTTTGTTCTGGAGGTATATGTCCAACACCAACTCCAACACCAACACCAACTAATACTCCGACTAATACTCCGACTAATACAAATACTCCGACTAATACACCTACAAGAACATCTACACCAACTAACACTCCGACAAGAACCTCAACTAACACCCCGACCAATACGGTGACGCCAACAAGAACACCAACTAATACACCAACTCCTACCCAAACACCTACCCAAACACCTACTAACACTATAACAAACACACCTACAAGGACATCAACACCTACAAGGACATCAACAAACACACCTACAAGGACATCAACACCTACAAATACACCTACAAGAACATCAACACCTACAAACACACCTACATTAACTGAAACCCCTTCACAATTCTGTTTTTCATTCCCTTCAAATCAGACAAATATTATAATTAACGATAATACAACCGCATCAGTATACCCTATAACTTTTACAGTATCAGGTTTAGTTACACCAATTACAGATGTTAAATTTGTACTTAGTGGTTATTCTCACAATGCGGTTGGGGACGTTGGGATGGTTTTAGTTGCACCTGATAATTCAACTTATTCATTAATTGCGGGTAGAATAGGTGGTGTTACAACCGCAACTAATGTAACAGTTACATTAACGTCTTTCTCAACGCCTGATTGGAATGGATTTAGTTCAGGTACATTTGGTAATAACTCTACAATACAAAACTCAATGACGTTTAGTGCCCCTTGTCCAGTACCTCCTTTGGTGGCTCCTGGTAACTCACCTGAGTTTACTGTATTTGACGGAATACAACCACCAAATTCAAATGGTACTTGGTCATTATATATCCAAGATTTTGCGGTAGTAGATGCTGGTACGTTATCAAGCGCAACTTTAATAATCTGTACTGATGATGTAACTCCTACACCAACACCAAGTAACACTCAAACACCTACTAATACTGCAACACCTACAAGGACACCTACTAATACTGTAACACCTACAAGGACACCTACTAACACACCAACCAATACCTCAACAAATACACCTACAAGAACCGTTACACCAACCAATACCTCAACAAATACACCTACAAGAACCGTTACTCCAACAAATACTCCAACCAACACACCTACAAGAACTTCAACTAATACCCCAACTAATACTGTAACACCTACAAGGACACCTACTAACACACCAACCAATACCTCAACAAATACACCAACAAATACACCTACAAGAACCGTTACACCAACCAATACCTCAACAAATACACCTACAAGAACCGTTACTCCAACAAGAACACCAACAAATACACCTACAAGAACTTCAACTAATACCCCAACTAATACTGTAACACCAACAAATACACCTACCAACACACCTACCAACACACCTACAAGAACCGTTACTCCAACAAGAACACCATCCAATACACCTACAAGAACCGTTACTCCAACAAGAACACCTACTAATACACCAACAAGAACTCTTACTCCAACAAGAACACCAACAAATACACCTACAAGAACCGTTACTCCAACAAGAACACCAACACCAACACCAACTTGTAGTTGTCTTCAGTATGAATTGGTGTCAAACTCATTTCCTGCGAATACAACATTTACATTTACCCCTTGTTGTGATGAGGCCGCAACATCACCAATTATTATAAATAATTTTCAGAGTCCTGTATATGTATGTTCCAGTACTACCCCATCCCGTTCAGGTGCTGGGTCTGTAACAGCCGTGGGGTGTTGTCCAAGTTGTAATCTAACTCAGTCAGGATTAGTTTTATGGTATGATGCGGGTAATGAAAATTCTTATTCAGGGAGTACCAATTTACTTGATTTAACAACAAATAATAACGATACCGTCTTAAGTTCGGGTGTTACGTATTTTCCAAATATACCTCAAGTTTATGGTAGTTTACTTTTTGATGGTGCTGGTGATGATGGGTTAGATGGTAATAACGCATCAATACAATTATCAACGGGTTGTACTGTTGAGGCGTTTATTAGACCAACAGGGTTTACTAATAGCCCTAATATAATTTCAAAAGATAGTAATAACGGTTATAGATTGAGAATTAATACATCGGGAAATATTAATTTTATTGCTGATGGTTCGGCAATTAATTATACATCATCACCAACAGTATTAACCGCAAATACATGGGCTCACGTTGTTGCAACACACGGCCCAAGTGGTGGTAATTTATATCTTAACGGTACTTCAGTTGGTAGTAATGGGGACCCTTTTGGGACAGTTACAAACGTTTCTAGTTTACGGGTTGGTAGGTTCCAAGCAGGTTCGCCTCAAGAATATTTCCAAGGTTATATCGCTATTATTAGAATATATAACAGAGAATTAAGCTCTACTGAGGTCACCAATAATTTTAATTCAGAAAAAGATAGATTTGGTTTATGAGAAAGTATTTAATTATTTTAACATCAGAACTTAGCAAAGTTGATTTTAATCAAATTTTAGAAAGAAGTATTTCTGAATTGGGATTTAGTATTGACGGTACTAAAACTTTTATAAGATGGCAATCGGAAACTGACCCTACATTTCTTATTGATTTAAGTTATATGGAAGGTCCGTATAATAACTCAGAAATGATTACTATTTTATCAGGTCCAGAATGGTTTACTGAAAGTGTATAATTACCAAACTTCAAGTTGTTTCATATAACCAAGGACACAACAATAGGCATCTGTTTGGTCAAAATTTTCTTTTTTAAGGGTATTGTTCTTAGTATACAACCATTGAATTTGTGGTTCAAGTTTTGCAACTTTTTCCCATATAATCATTTTCTTATCAATATCTTTTGGTAAACCACCAAATAAAACATATTTCCCTTTATCATTTTGTTGGACTAGTTCAGGAAATGCAAACTTTCTTGAATTATACGTAGAAATAAACTCAGGTACAATCCCTAACATATCATATATTTCTTTACAAAGAAAACTATTAAATCTTAATAGGGTTTGGACCGTATTAATATTGTTTGAATTCAATAATGGTTCTTCTATAATGACTTTAACGATACCTAAATTTTTATATTCAAGTAATTTGGTTCTAAATATCTCGGCCTTTAATAATAGTTCTTTTATTTTACTATTCTCACCATTATCTTTTGATTTTGGTCTTGGCGATATGTGAGTCAATTCTAATAATTCTTGATTTTTTATATCAAATAACGCCCACCCTATGGTACGAGTTGAGATATCTAAACCCAAAACTTTTGGGCTTTCTTTTAAGGTTTTACTCATAATTTTAAAAATCAAATTTTATAACAAATTGCTGAATCCCTTGTCTTGGTGTTGGTGATTGCAATTTTGATATAATCATAAGCTCTTTTTTAGAATTATAAAGTCCAACTTCAGTTATGTAAGATGTTGTACCATTGACCCATCCAGGGTTTGAACTTGCTTGGAATTCGGCTTGACTTAAATTAATTTTGTACCTCATCTCATATATAGTTGCTTGAATATCCGTTTCAAGTGTTCCATAAAAATAAAACTCATCACCAAAATTAAGTTGGGTACCAGTATCACCAAGTGTTGTTAAATCAAGATAATCACTTAAATCATAAGTGGGGGCATTGTTATATAAATCATCAGTAATCACAAATGTTGTACCTGTCAATCCATCTTGAGTAATGTGACCATTAATTGTGGTTGCAGATAATAAATCGGTGAAATCAATAATTTTCCAATCCGTAGGGTCAGGTCTTCCATCACCAGTTACTTTTTGACAAATTATTTCAAATTTGGTTCCTAAATATCCTGTTGTAATATCACAATTCGTCGGACAAATGGTTGTTGTAGTTGTTGTATAGACACTTGTTGTGGTAGTTGTTGTAGATGGATTGTACGGTTGGTAATTTAAACACCCAAATTCACCTCCGAATCTCACCGCAACATTTTGTGATGAAATATCATTACAATTTAGATTAGGACCCTGTTGTTTAATGTAATAATTGCAATGTAATGAATTGGTAAATGACATATCATTACTTAATCTATAAGTAACATACATATATTCAGTATTACCCGTTAAAACTCCTTGGGTTGATTGACTTTCACTTCCACAAGTATTAGGTGTAACTAAAGATGTTTTAGGTGCTGGTAATGTCCAGTTTCTATTTGATTTATACGACATTGCAGCTATAATCTCCTCATCGTCTATAACCACAATTTTGTGGTCAGGAAATACTTTCCCAATTCTATTAGGTAATCCGTTACTATTAGGGTTAGTATCCCAAAGATGATAGTAACGAATACCAGGTAAATTCATATCAATGTTTTTCTTAGACTCAATATATTCTACTTGAAATAAATCAAACTCCTCAAATCCTGGAGGGTCCACATAAAAACATTGCCCTTGACAACAATCAGGGTTTTTATGCCACATTAACCAAGGTAAACACATTTTAAAATTTCTTGCTTGTCCTAAAGTATCTTCAGGTACATTCGGGTCTAATGGTTCTAATGCGAATTTTTCACCATAAACAAAATCAATAGTTTGATTAGTGTAATGAATAATAGCAATAGCCTTTTGTTCTTCAGGTGTTACCACAACCTTTTCATCAAATGAATTATAAAAATATACCGAATCAGTATCGGTCTGACCTGAACTTGATTGATACCCCAAATATTCTTTAGTTCCAATATAATCAACCGAACCAAAGTCACTAAATCCTTTATATACCGAATTATTAATACCAGCTAAAGTTTCTGACCAAGGAATATTCATATTCCATATCTTAACATCTAATTGGTCAGTATTACAAACTGATTCAAAATCAATCACATCAATTCCAAAATGTTGTAAGGGAGTTTCACTATCATAAAAAGGTACCATTGCTGGTGGGTATATTAAAGTTCGGGAATAACAATTCCCCAACAAATAAGTAAAGTCAGGTGTAGGTCTATCTAATGTGATTTGGTTATGACATACATCAATAATCCTATATGTTAATATTGGATAACAGCTATACATTGACATCGCACAATTAGGTACTTCTACAGGGGTCGGTGTTGGGAACACTGTTGTTGTAGTAGTAGTTGTTTCACAAGGTATTGTTGTCGTTGTCGTTGTGGTTGGTGGTATAGTGGTGGTTGTGGTTGTTGTGGTAGTTTCAGTGCCACACCCACAATCTTGTTTAGCCATACCATCATAATATATTGTAATAAAATCACCAACTTGAGGTAATCTACCTATATTTAGGTTACAACCAGAATAAATAATTTCAATGATATTTGACCCATTTAATGTAGTCATATCAACTATATAATTAGAGTTAATAGTATGACTATTATCAGTATAAGCACTCCAAGATGTAAAATCATTAACCGTAATTCCCGTAAAAAAACCTCTAGGCTCCGCCCTATTATATACAGGACTTACTACTGAATCCATATAAGGAATCCCATAAGTATTACCCGTAAAACCATCAACGTAGTAAGGATATTTAACATTTTGTTTGTTTGATTGAGGAACTCCACTTGAATTTTGAGCATTAAATGCTGGTTCCAATATCATCGTATTATATTGGTTATACGAACTTGGTAATACATCATATGACACCTCACTATCCCCAATTTGGAAATATGAAATATTAAAATTACCTTCGGATAACCTTTGTCTTCCCGTATCAGTTAACCTACTATTAATTAACGCTGATGTATTTTTTATTATATAACTCATATTTTATTTATAAATATCTTATTTTAAAAATTAGCAAGGTATTCCTATAACTGTTATATTATTGCTAGCGACGATAGTACCCAATGAATCCTTTATTTGTGGTGAATATAACCCATTACATATTCCTTGGAATATTGGGCTACTCACCCAAGTAACCCCCCCATCTATGGAGTATTGATAAGGTGGTACCCCTCCGCCACCAGTAATTGTGATAGAATTTAAACAACTGTAATCACAACCTTTATAATTAACACTTGCACTTATGGTTAAATTATCATTATTTTGACATTCACCTTCGTAAACAGTTACACTTCCATCAACACCTAATATGTTCCAACCACTTAATGGTGGGTATGCTGGGTTATTATTTATAACAACTAAATTAGTTAATGTGTCAACCAATTCCCATCTGTTGTCAACTGTATCCCATATTATAGAATATAACATATCATCTGAAATCCAAGTTGGGTATCCGTCATATAATCCATTAGGGTTAAAGTGAATTAGCAAGTTAACTTCAGTAACTTGTTTACCAACATAATCGTAATATGAAATAACCATACAAAAATCATAAGTTGGTTGAGATGTTGTTGTTGATGTTGTTGTGGTAGTAGTTGTCCCCTGAGTTGTTAGAACACAAGTTGTATTAATAATAAAATCACCATAATAATCAGTTATTGTTGCCGAATAAGACCCTTCCGACAGATTATCTATTGAAACTGTATTATTCCCATTTTCCCACACAATATTATATGGTGGTGTCCCTCCTGTTATAATTAAAGTTGCGGTACCGTTAGATGCTCTAGGTTTACTAGGATTAGTCACAACACATACCACACCCATAGGGAAAATGGTTATAGGTGAACATTCATTAACGTTTTCTGACATTACAGTTTTTTTTATATAAATAATGTGTTATTTGGTTTTTTTATTAATTAATGACTTCATAACTTCAATATATTTAATGGTTGAGCTATGTTTATCTATATAATTAAAATAGTTAGGATTTTCTTCAAGTTTTTGAAGTGGGTCCTGATTAATATAATCCCCTTTATAGAATTTTGTATTTCTTAAATCTTGAGTCACTCCAGCCATATGAAGTATTGGTTTTTTTTCATATAAATTAACAGTATCAGTCGCCCAAGAAAAATCTAAATCATTGGTAATGTTAGTTTCTTTACCAAAATACCATAAGTTCCATAATACTGACCACATCTCAGCGGTCCAAAACTGAATCTCACCAGGACTTATAGGGAATCTCTTTTGATAATTTAACATTTGGTCATATAATGGAACACAATCGTCATATATTTTTTTCCAAATTTCTGAATCAGTGTTTTTTATTATATATTGTCCTCCACCTGAATTAAGTTGATTACATTTAACACATTCAACGTCAATCCCAACAATATCAACCATTTCTTGAATTAACTGACCTTTTTCGGAATTTGGGTGTTGTTTCTCATACCGTTCACAACAATCCATAATATAATTGTACCCAATATAACCTACAGTATCGGAAAGATAAATTACATCATCTCCCATTAATTTATCAAAGTCGGGTAACTCTCTAAAAATAATGTCAGCATCATGCAGAAAAAAAGATTTACCATATTCAGGATATTCTTCTAGCCATTTATAAATTAAAAACGGTTTAATGTTAGGGATATAATGTTTTTTTTCTCTCTCATCAACATAATGATGAACATTTATACCCATATCTTTTAAACGTAATGATTCTTCACTAGGTTCTTTTTTTCCGTGAACCATCGCTAAAAGAACGTGAATGTTATTTGGATTTATACCCTTTTCAATAAAATTATGTACGTAGACTTTTATTTGCCAATGAAAATATGGAACATCAGGTTGTGCTGAAACAAATTTTAAATTATTAACCATATAGGAAATATAATTCAGAAGTTTTTCTTATCAACAATTTATTTTAAGTGATGTAATTAAAATTGACGTATGATGTACCTTCAAAAGTTTCACCCATTATTAATACCATTATGTTTTTAATACAACACATAAATTCCGCCTCCATTGTTTGATATTCTTCGGCTATCGTTAAATCAAAACTACCATCCCCATAATCCACAGTGTAATTATAAGAAACCATAGTACCTCCACTTGTTGGTAAATTAATACTTTCATTTTGAACCCCTGTTTGTGGTGAACATTGCATCATGTTAAAAAACACTTGGAATTTTTTATGGTAATCAATGAAACATCCCTCCCAAAAATCTTGGTATATTTTTTCTTGGTATACCTCACCACAAGTTTCACCTGAAGTACATGGTGTTGCAGCGTTTATAAATTGTTTTAATGCTTGGATGAATGCGTTTTTTGAATTATTAGCATATAAATATATATCCCCCCAAGTAGTACAATCAGACTCAGTAGTACCAGTCCCAATAATATTTCCGTTTAGATAATCACAAATATCCATATAAATTATATTTAACTATTATATTTAAAAATTTGGTATAATGGGATATGAAATGACGACCAAGTAAAAGACCTCCAAACCAACATAAGTTGGTTTAATGATAAAAGATAATAATCTCTTTGAGCTCTTTGTACCGCAGCACAATCTTCAATATCAGGATAACCTATTATTGGTGAACTTTCATTAATCCACGTATTTGTATTAGGGTCCCATTTATAAAAAACACCATCGTCTATAACAAAACAAAATTCACCAAAATTACCTGTTAATGGTAAATCACCATATGATTGGACTTCAGTTAACCATACGATATCAAAGTCATATTGAGGCCCAACTAAACCATTTTCCTCAAATATTTTTTTACAACTACATCCTTGTATTACCTTGAATTGCGTCCACCCAACATTTTCAGGCCCATTGTAAAAATAATCACCCTCGTATCTAGATGGTGGTAATACAACAGGAATGGATTGGGCATAACTAATTCTACCCACTGAAAGGGCTAAAAGATAATTATTTATATAAGACAAATAGGCATTTCTAGCATTTCTAAACTCAATTTGTTTACTCTCAATAACACCGCAATCAGGATAATTTGGTAACTCTTGACATCTAGTAGGTATAATATCCAAATTGTCTAATAAATCAATTCCAAATAAAGGCCATTTAATATCATAGATTACTTTAGTTTCTTCGGTTTCACAATACTCTTCAGTTATTTCACAATTAATAGGGGTAAATTCAGGTACGGGACAATAACAAGCGACACACGAAATATCGTAATGAATTATCATATTAATTATAATATTAGCATCATTTAATGAAATTTCGGAATTACAATCAGTTAAAATAGTCATTTGATTAGTTTCAATATCAAAAATAACAGAACCAATACCATCATACCCTAATATTAAACTTCCAATAACATCATTCCATTGTTGGGTAGTTGGGTAATCATTTAAAGTTTCTCCCGTAAAAAATGTTTGGGTTGTGGTAACTCCGCTAACTGTAACGGATGCTTCAAATATAGCCTGATTCAAAATACAATTTGTATCCCCCGAACTTAAACTATAAAACCCATCAAGTAACATCTGTTTAGGTCCTTTTAAAATTATTTCACCATAATTTAATAAGTCAGAATCACAAACGCTATAAACTTGATAAGATGATAATAAAACATTACCATTAACTATAACTTCCGTAGTTGACTCACACCCATTGTCATCAACAACAGTCAATGAGTAGGTTCCAGCACTTAACCCCGTTATAGTTGACCCTGTTTGTCCGCTAGCGTTTGGGCTCCAAGTTAATGTGAATGGTGGTTCTCCACTAGTTATTAACGCTGTTACTGAACCATTATTACCCCCTAAAGCATCGGTCGGTACTAAAATAAAATCAACATCACTTGATGTTGCCACATTTGCCGATATTGTTTGGGTACACCCATTATCATCCACAACATTTATACTATGTAATCCTGATGTTAGATTAGTAAAAGTTACCGAACTTAAAGGACTAATAACAATTTCACTACCATCTAAAGTATATGTGTAAGAAGGTGTTCCTCCTGAAACTTCAACAGTTATTATCCCATTATCATCACCACAAGTAGTACCTGTAACACTTGTTGACAAAATAAACGCATTATCATTCTCAATTGTGAAGGTATTACTATATTCACAAGGACCATCGTCAGATATTGTTAAAGTATATTCACCGTAGAATAAATTATTAAAGGTCCAAGTTGAACTATTTGTTGTTTGCGTTGTAGTTGGCCCACCTGTTTCACTTAAAGTGTAGTTGTAAGGTGGTGACCCTCCATTCAATACTATCGTGACATATCCAGATGCCCCACATACCGTTGGAGAATACGAAAACGATACAACCGAAAATCCTCCTGGAGTTGTGACCGTTATTGTTGCACTTGTAGTACAAAGTCCCGCATCAGTCACTAATATACTATAATTCCCACTAGATACATTAGTAAATGTGTATTCAGTGTCAAATGTAAAGTAATTACCTAATGTTGAGGCGGAGAAGTTATACGGTGAAGTACCGCCCGTAACAATAACAGTAATTTCACCATCCGAAGAATAACAAGATGGGTCTGTTGTTAAAATAGACGCAATACCTACACTAGGTACTTCTGAAACTGAAGTTACTTTATTAACCGCACACCCTGTACTATCAGTTACCGTAACATTATAAAACCCTGCGGTTAATCCACTAATACTTGATGTTGTTTGACCATTAGACCATAAATAAGTGTACGGAGGATTACCCGTTAACCCTGTTATAAATATTTTACCTGAATTAACCGCACATCCCGCATCATTAACAACATAAAAACCAAAATCTATGGTACTTGAGTCTTTAATTATAACAGATTCACTTTGACCTGTACAACCACCACCATCATTAGCAATTACATAATATGTACTTGCGGATAAATTAGTAAACTGATAAGAATTACCAGCGGTTGATGCTGACATTATAAAACCATAAACAGAATCATACAATGAAAAAGTTGCTGTCCCATAATACCCACTTGTAACAGCACTTAAAGAACCATTATTCTCACCACATAAAGTATCTTCAAACGATTCAATAGATACACAAGTCCCACTTGATATATAAACATTAACAGGAACTACTGTATTAGGTTCACAACTATCTATAATATTAAATGTGTAAGTCGCGGCAGATAATCCACTCTCACTATATGTTGTAACCCCAGGTCCTAAAGCAATTGTACCATAAGATGCAGGACTAATCCATTGTATTGTATAATCAGGTGCCGTACCAAGAATACTAAGTTCAAAAGTCCCAACATTTATATTAGAACAATCACCTGTTATATTTAAACTATATGATAAAGGACAAGACATTAATTACATAATATATTAAAATTTATTCCGACATTAATTTTTAAATTAACACCATCATCATCTTCAGAACAAATATTATTAAATACAACAACAGTATCTTCAGTTGTAAAATAATAATCATATCCATAGATTTTTAAAGATTCTAATGAATCAGTTAATCCTGATAACCAAGCCGTAGTTGTAGTCGGATAACTAATATTAGGTACTGTTAATCCCACCCCATTAAAGAATGGTGTTTGAACAATTACCACATCATTTATTCTAATATCAACAAACCAACTTGAGTTTAATGAATTTATTAAACAATCATTTAATGTATAACCGTTGGCGGTCAAATATTGATTTAATAAATAAGCCAAAACACCACTAAATTGTTGTATTTGTGGATTTGTATCCCAAGGATAAACAGGACATTCAGTAGATTGTACAGGACAATCAACAGGAAATATATTTGTCGTTAATTCACAAGGTTTACAAGGTACAGGAATGATTTCACATCCTCTTTGTCTTCTCCATACAAATTTTTGTCTATGGAAGATTGAATTCTCATATTTAACACCTGTATTCCATATGGTTGTCGCAGGTATCATTTGTTCAACAAGTCTAATCCAATAATCACCAAGACCATTGACATATTCTATCATTGTTTTGTATGAAAAATTATCGTTCTTTACACCAATTCTGCCTTCAGATTCTAAATACCTCCAAAAAATAGAACCTAATGTTGGGTAACCTCCAGTTCTAGTTGAGTTGAATTGTCTATCTCTAACATTAATGGTATTAGTCCAAAAAGTTTGAGCGAACTCAAAAAATGTTTGTATTTTTGGCTGTGGATTTATTTCGGTCCAATCAATACCTCCTTTATTAGGGTAAATGTTTATCGGTGAAACAGTGTAAAATTGCGTTGGTAATACCGTTTCACTTGTACCCGAAATGAATGACGGTACAACACTAAGTCCATATGAAATTTCACTAGGATTTGCATTTATATTTGTAAACGTACTGGTCAATGTTAACCCACTATAATCATCAGGTAATATTACATTAGTAACACCTGTTGTACTACCCGCCGAAATTGTTATACCTGTAGTTACACTTACGTCACCACTTATTGTACCTAAAACATTTGTAAAATTAAATGTTATATCAAACAATGGTGGTATGATAGTAGAAGCACTATAAGTTATATCAACAGAACCTGGTTGGTATATTGAGCTAATACTGTAAAATTGACTAATTTGTGGTACATAATTTAACCCTTCATTAGGTATTGGGAAATTATATTGTCTTGACATATACCATATGTCGTATGCGATTCCTTGGGCAGGATTTAAAAATAAATCAACGTTTTTAACATTTAATACTAACTTATCATCACTAGTAAAATATCTTGCATTATAATTACCATCTAAATTACTTCTTAAACCAATTTCTCTATCAGTCCAACTTTTATTATTATCAATAGTTGGTCTTAATCTAAACCCGATATCCATGAACGGAAACTCACGGAATCTATTTAAATAAACTTGTCCATATGAATACGGTTCTAAAACCGTTTGGTAATTAGGGTTGGACCCAGTAAACACGCTATTAGTTAAATCAACTTGTTCTAACGCCCTGTGTTGAGGTGTTTGTTCAAACCATCCACTACCTATTTGGAAAAAATAATCTTCCGTATCTTCAGGTGCCGATGGGAAACCGTTATCATCTATCGGATATTCTTCTCTACCAATATTAACATCTTGCAACGTGACTTGAGTTGTGAACCCTGTATACGTAACCCCCATTATAGAGTACAAATAACTTGGGTCTAATGCTGGCGTATTTTGAACATACGTACCTCCCGATATTTGAGCATAGTATGAATCAAACTGAGTCATATTAATTTTTTGGTCTGCTAAATACACATACTCATTAAATTCAACCAACGCTTCAGGTGCACCAATTAGTGTTAATAAAGTTTCAATTGATTTTCTAGTACCTTTGGATTTAAATAGGTAAGCCGAATTTAAAACTAAGTTTCTATAATATTGATAGTTTAATTCATCAGGTGTCATTACACTATCAACACCACTAAATGCCGACTTATCAGTATTTTTTTGACCAAAAACAGAATTTAATAATTCCTCATTAGATATTGGTGAGATATTTGTTCTCCATCCTAATGTTTGTGCTAAATTTTTTAAAAGTTGTGACGGTATGTCATTACCAACATTGTAATTAACAGAATTAATATATGCTAACGCATCAATAAACTTTTTTGTTTCATCAAAACTTCTACCATAAATTTGTAGTACTTTCTCAACTTTTCTACCAATGGTATCAAACTCATTGAAGGCCCCTGTGGTTAAGAACCGTGAAATTAAATTTGTCTTATATTCGTCAAATGATATACTTACCTCGTTTAATTTATTTAAGTAATTAGTGAATGCCCCCGTTATGATATCTAAGTTCCACTTACCTAATAAAGGCCAAGTTAAATTTTGATACTCGGTATAATATGTTCCATCATCACCTACTTTAGGTATCTTGAATGTTGCAGTATATTTTGGGTTTACATTTCTATTCAGTAAAAAATCTTCAACCTCATCTAACGATTCATTTAAAACTTTATTAACTTCTAAATCATTAGGTCTAATAATTAAAGTTTGATTGGTGGTTGATTCACCCGAAAATGGGTTACCCTCAACAACAATAGTTAATATCCCAGATGTCAATGATGTTGTTGATACAATTCTTTTTACGGAATACCCGTTATCGTTAAGATACAATGAATACTTACCATATTGAGTTGTCATATTCCTTAACTCGGAAACTTCAACTTCATTTAGTTCCATATTCCTTGTGGCGTTAACACTAAAATCAACACCAAATGGGTTACTTATTTTTGAAATTGATAAATCAAAACTAGTTTCATCAAATTGAGGGTTATATATTATATTAGTAGCACTTGGTCCTGTAGTATAATCTTTACCTAAAAAATTAGACTCTATAGCTCCAGGGAAATAATTAATGATTTTTTCCACAGAAACTGACATTCTTTTAACCATTGACCCATATAGTGTGAAATTAGTAATCTGAGATAAATCAAAATTTGGATATACTTTAAAATTGTTTTCAAATAAAGCTTTAGATTCATCAATACTATTCACACCTAACCCTTCTAAATTGATGGGGTTGGAGAAAACTCCTGTGTTAAAATTTCTATTAACTTTTTCCGTAACCGATGTTGTGAACTCAAAATTACCTTGAGTTAACCCACCACCTTGCACTAACTGAAATCCAACTAATTCATCGGAAAATGTTCCCGCTCCTGACGCTTTTTGTGGTGGGCAAGTATATTTTTTAATCGCCATTATTCAGTTATATTTGTAAAGTTTTTACTAAAATCAATGTTATTACCTCTATCTTCTCTAACTTCATACAATAGGTTATTAAATTGGTCTCTAATTTCATAAAGATTGTATTGTTTGTAGATATTGTTATTACTGTCGTAAACAGTGTAAATCCCGTCATCCATTGACTTAGTTTGGTTACCATAAAGAGCAATTGCCAATGTTGAGAAATCGTGTTCCGCCAATTCAATGTCTAAAGTTATTGGATTAAAAAATGTATTAGTTATAATAATATCTTGGTCAGGTTGCCCAATGTATGGAGTGGCATTTGGTTTATTTGTGGGTGCCGATGATGGTGATAAAGTGCAAAATATTAAATTAGTATTACTATCGGTATATCTGTATCGTATCGCTTTTTGTGATGTATTTGTTAAATTTTGAACCACAGGCTCACAAAAGAATGATGAGGTAATTAATCTAAAAAAATTAGGTACTTTTGTACCATCAGAATTTAAATACTCAACTCTAAAACCAACTAATCCTTGATTAACAAATTTATTTCTATAGTTAGTTGGAACCGCATTTAAATCAATTACTATACCTTTAACATTAGGTAGTGCGGATAAAACACCACAATCCAAAATTGTAGTTCTAATTTGAGCAGGTCTTATATAAAGGGTATATATACCTATTCTATTAAAGACATCGGAAGGTAATGTTAAATTATATAAACCCCCTAACAATTCAACATTAGCATTACCACCAGTGTCAGCATTATTAAAATACGGTTTAAGTATTGATGGTGCATCCAATTTTGTTAATAGAAAATTGTTTGTCTCATCTCTAGATGGGGTATAATTTAAAATTATCTCAACATCTTCAGGTGAAACATCTGCGGGTCTTATAGTACCGTAAACGCCAGTTGCCATTTTATTTAGTTATTAATTTATTATTTTTATTTAATATTTTACAATATTGAAGAACTTATATCCGTAATTAGTAAGTTCACCAATATTATCAACTTCATTTAATCTTTGTACTCTTTCGTAAGCACTTACTTTTCCTCTATCAATAAATACATCAGTTTGTACTTCTGCTTCATCAATAACGTTTAATAATACTTCATTTTTTGTTAATGCTGAACAAACTAACATATCTGATGTTATTCCCGATGTTTGAACAATGAATATTGTAGTTCCATCGTTATAATCATAATAGTCAATGTCATTAATTGTATAGGCGGTGTAAGTATTTGATGGGTCAGGTCCCCAATATGTCCCAATATTTCCAGATGTTCCCGTTACTTGGACCCCTAATTTAAAATTACCCCCAAATAAATTATATTTGGGTCCATAAACTTGTAACCCATTAACATTTGATGTTGTGTAACCTGTAACTGTTATTGGTGTTGCCGAAAAATTATAAACGTCTAAGTCACAATTAGAATCACCACTAAAAATATAATCATACATAATTGGAGTTGCGGACCAATTTCCACCTGCAGGAACAAAATAAGCAGTCCCGTTTGGATTTGTGATTGTTACATTTGTATAAGGTACTGTAATATCTTTTTTCACAATGTTATATCCCCAAGGACTCATACCTGACATAGATATAGTATAATCTCCACTTTGGACATACGTATGTGATTGGAAAAATGGTGCAGTAAAACTAACCGTTTGAGCTGGTGTTCCATCACCCCAATCTACTTTATAATCGGAAAACTGTAAGTAATTTAATGAGTTAATATCAGATGTATTATAAAAATAATACTCATATGGATTTAGAGTTGTTGATGAAAATAAAAAATTAGTCATTACATCTTTCTGTAAAACAGCTCCATCAAACGTTGAATAATACCCAATATCTATACAAGTTTCAGATAAAAATATTGGGATGGTTAACCCTGTTAATAATGAAGTTCCATTTGTACCTCCTGAAAGTATTTCAGTCATTGACGAATACACATAGGTTTGACCTGTGTAATACTTAGTTACAGCACTTGTGAAAATGTCACAACAAATCTCAATATCAAATTCTTCATTATAAGAGTCACCAGTAAAATTAACTAAGAATATATCTCCATTAATTACTTCAGGGGATATTCTTATATTATATATTCTATCATCCATTATGGGTTAACATATTCATACCATTTTATTGGGTTACCAACACCCACTCTAGTTCCTAAATAATCATAAATCATATACGTTTTAGTATTATAATTTAGGACTACTTTATTATAGAAATAATCATCATTATTAAATACAAATTTATTAGGTAGTGAAGATTGTGGAACTGTCATCATTCTTACATAAACACCTTGCTTAGCATCAAAAAATTTAACACTCATATAAAAAGTATCTAAATCCACAAATGTTTTTGATTTTAACCAATAAATAAAAAACCCTTCTTTTTTTGACGGTTTACTTGGTGATGGTATATAATCTAATAAGAATTTAGGTTTATCAACATTAACATTTGTTAGTGTTGGTGATATATTTATTTTTTCAAAAATACCATTATAAGCAGGTAAAATTATTGTGAAGCAATTAACTTGTTTTACACTATCGGTCGTATCATAAAAATCTAATTTGAAGAATGATTTAATAAAAGGTTTTGCTTTGTAATATAACTCTTGACCTGTAAATCCTTCAGATATATAACTATTTCCCCAATCAGTTATTGTTGATGCGGTAACGTTTGATGGGACTCCAGAATAAAAATAAAACTCATAATCTATCAAAGTTATTTCTTTATTAGTATAAGAGTCATGAGCAAACCTTAAAACCTCAAAGTCTTCAGGTAAACCCGCAATAACTCTTAATACATCTTCTTGATATACATCAATACTATCGTCTCTCCCTAAAAAATCCCATTGGATTTCTATGGGAATAGATATACTTTGATTAGTCCCTGGTACAGTAAATTTATATTTATTATTCACAATCGTCAACAGTTGGTTCCGCAACTACGGTATTATTTGTTATCCCATAATCATAAGTATCCCCTTCACTAATTAATCTGAAAATAATATCTCTATATGGGTAGTGGGCGTTATTTAAATATGGATAATTAACCCCAACATTTTCAGTGTCAATAAACCCATATGGGTATAAATCCCTCCAAATAAATTGGTTAACTGTCGTAGAGTAATAAGCATAATCAGGTATACCTACAACATTTTGGCTATCAGCTTCTTCAAGATAATTAGAGAACGCCCTTATTTTTAAAGGATAGTGTGGCTTATAATAGTAACCACGACAATTATCACCAAATGGGTTTGAGTCAGGAGTTAGTCCAATATTAAAATAATAAGGATTAAACCTAAATTTATGATATAAATCAGAAATAACTCTTTCAGTTTGTTCCGAGTTATTCCACTCACAGTAATCTCCTAAAACTATATCTCCCTTTTGTACTGGTCTTATATATGTAAATGGTTTTCCAGGTATTCCTAATGTAGTTGTATAATTTAAAACCGAAAATCCCGCATCTGAATTCGTGTTAGAATTAGCCCACCAATTATTAGGTGCGTTAGGGTTGGTACTTAATGGTTGTATATTAAATTCCCATCCTTGTTTTAATCCATAATAACCACCACCAGGTCTTAACAAACCAAAAGTCCAACCCATATAACCTTTCCACACTATAGTGTAAAATAATTCACTTAAGGGTCTATTTTGATTATCTCTTAATGATGAAATGTCAATGTCTTCATTAAATGAGGCCGTATACACAGTATTACCATTTTTTAATGATATTCTACTTTGTTTATTTGGTGTATAGGTTGCCCTTTCATTCTTTTTTTGTTGTTTAAATATCTGTTGCTCAAATCCTGATTTACCTAATACTAAATCATCACTTTCAGTTAAAATTTTATGTCTTCTAACATAATATTCCGAAATAGTATCACCACTATTATTAATATCAATTATTCTTTTAAAAGTACCCGTCACACCACTTACAAATGTGGTACCTGTAAATCCAATATCATAAATATTAAAAATATATTCATCAGTCCCATAGTATGGGTCACCTAACGAATATACTTGGAACGTATCTTGACCTAAATAATCAATACTTAATTTAACATATTCCCCAACTGAAAGTCCGTGAGTTATAGGGCACCTAAATGAAATAACTGTCTGATTTTGGTCCATGGTTCTATAAACAACAAATGGTATTCCATCAGATGCCACCCAATTTAAAGTAGTGTTAGAATCTTTATCAAATGCGGACATTTGTTTATTTTTAATGTTATCATACGCATAACTCATGTTAATGGACCAATTATATGTGTCAGCACTTTTATTAATAAAAAATTTATGTATGTTATTGGTAACATCAGGAGAAGTATAACCTGAGATATCATTATCAATCCTCATAAAATCAAATTCATAATATTGAGGATATCCCGAATAAAGACTTATTGAGCTTAATGTACAAATATTCGTAACTAATGATTGTACATTTTCATAATACAATGATGATTTATATGGATAATATGATGTAACACCAGAATATTTGTTATCAAACAATAATGATAATTTAGCGATAGGTCTGAATATTGTTGACCTTTGTCTTTCGTCATCATATAACTGTTGTAAATCAAAATTGATAGTTCTATCAAATTCAATATTTTCTTTAACCGTCTGTACTAACGGTACTTGAAATAATAAGTTGCTATTAGGTGCTGACTTGTACCTTAAAGACCCCAATACTACTCTATCTTCTATTCTACTACTCATTAATATGTTATATCATCAAAATCTACCCAAGATTCTGCAAATTTATCAAAGGCCGTTCTACCTTGTCTTAAACCAAAATAAAAATAAAAAGGAGCTCCCATTAAAATTGATTGTTGAGGTGCCGTTGGTTTGTACCAATAAGAGACATCAGCGTCAATGTTACCTGAAGAATTCACCGCATATATATATCCTTTAAAATAATCAGTTTGGTTAAAATTATTAGGTCTAAAATATCTAGACGATTGTAATAATCTATCTAAGTCTTGATATCTGTGAGAAAATAATTCAGTTGAAAAATTTAAATTGGTATCCCAATTATTTATTTGTCCTCCAAATATTGTTGGTTTATTCGCAATAGACCACATGTAGAATGGTACTCTTTGACTAAAAACAGGAATGTCTTCAAGAGCACAATTTATTGTACTAAAAGGACCTATACCCGAATAAATATTTCTTTTAGGTGTGATATAATCTCTAGCCTGCAAATTAGATTTAAAGAACACACCAATAACATTATTAACTCCAAAAATTTGAGAATATGAATAAATATCATTACCACCATAATACCCTTGTTCAAACGGATACACCCCAAACTGAGAGTTAGTGGCTATTAATTGAGCATAATCACCGTCAACAAAATCATTATCCCTTTTAAAATAAGACAATACACCACCAAAATTAAGTGTATTAACTAATCTAGCTACAACTAACAAAGTTAATAAATCGCTAATATCATTAAATGTTGTGGGTGATAATCTATTTAAAATATAACCGTCATACTCATTTGTAATTGATACTTCTTGTAAATATTTTTGTTTAGGTCCTAAATCCATAATTGTGGTAGGGAACATCATATTAACAACGTTACCTTTGTATTCATTATAGTCAGGTGCCTCTCTACCTATAAACTTATTAGTGTAAGTGTATGGTGCACTTCTATAAAAGAAATTATTATTAGTTTGGTCTAAGTATATTACATCAGTACAATAAACAGCGTATGGGTCATTATTATTATCAAAAAATGTATTATTTTTAAACGGGAAGTGATATAAAACACCATTCACCCAATTGTTTGTGAATACATGACCAAATACGTTTTGACATACACCATACATAGTTGTATTTCTAGCAAACCATTCAACCATATAAAATAAATCTATAGGTAATGAAAGCAAAGGTGTTCTAAGGAAAACATAACAACCATCTTCCATAGTTGGTTGCCCTAATGTGGTATAACAATTATCACCAGGAGGTGCTATGGTTATTTGACCATCACTCTCACTATAACAACCTAAAGGAACCATATTTTCACATTCAAAAGAACCTAAAATATCATTACCAACAATATTACCCCACCCATCATCAGATAAATCTTGACCACCACCATCAGTATATAGTGAATTAGTAATATCAAAAGTGGTTAACACACCACCAGAATCAAAACCATAAACAACCAAACTACCATTTTCAAAAAGAACATATTGATTTGTTAAATTACTTTGAGTTGTTGTAGAAGAGGGTAATCTGTCAGACCTCATAACCATCTGTCTACCAGATGGTCCTAATGTAAAACTAGTTGTTAATGTTGTTGGGTATATTGTTGAGTATACTTGTGAGGTTGATGTTGGGTTTGCCACAGGTATTAATGGGATTGTAGCGTCTAAATAAAGTAGTGAGCCACCCTCAACTTGTTCATTAATTAGGTATCCTCTGTTCTGAACAACTGATGAGTTAAATGTCGGTGTAAACCCTGTACAAGATGGTCCAAGTATTGTTGAGTTATTCCATTCTTTAGTCATTTCATTTAATGGATTAACACTTAACCCATTATTAGGTGAAATTAATGTTGAGTTTGTTGGTGTTAATGGTTGAGACGCTTCATCAAGGTTTGAATAATACTTAGTCATCGTACTTGTAAATGCACTGAACTGTCCTCCAGGTAAAAATTGGTAAGAGTCATAAAATAATTTTTGTCCTGAGTATGCGTCGGTTGCATAACTATTAGATATAATCAACGGTGAATCGTGTTTAACATTCCTTAATTTACCTTGTATTGGTATATTAAGATAGAAGTCACCCTCAACAATAGAACTCGCATTTCCAAATGACGAATAACCATAAAGTTTACTTAAATCATATCTACATTTTGTTTTAGTTGTATTTGGGTCAACTCCTCTAACTAAAAATATAATATTTTGTTCATTATACCCCGAATAACAAGATACAGGTGACAAAGTATCGGGAATCATACAATTATCATCATCAATTGTTAAATAATACGCAGGGTTCTTAATAAAACGTTCAGGTAATGAATCAGGTAATAAATTGGTAGAATCCGTAATAAAGTTGGATACTTTTTTTATTTGTAAAACTTGGAAATACTCAATATCCATAGGATATTTAGCATATAACACATCTTCAGTAAATGCGGTTAATGTATAGGTTACCGATAAATTACCAGTGTTTGAGGGTGATGCGTATTCAACAACTCTATTATATTGATTAATATTTGAAAATGCTGTAGGGGTACCTATCGTTGTTCCTGTTATCGCATTATTACTATAAATATTTAAAGTTGAACCCGTTAAATTTGGGTCATTAGATATTGTAGGGTTATTAAATGTTAATACTTTTCCTACTTGGAACTTGCTGATGTTTTTATCATCTACAACTAAACAAACCACATTATCTAAATGCCAAGTAGTGTTGGGGTTATTGATATTAGTATCAAAGGTTACTTTAATTTGATTAACCCCTCCACCTGGTGATATCGTTGGGTCAAAATATTTACCCTTAGTATTAAATAAATTCATTCTATTCGCCAAAGTTAAACTTGAACTAAATAAGTATGATGGTGGTATAGTAACTAAATTAATTAACCCTTGTGATTTATTTGTAATTGAGGTATCTGAAAGTCCTGCCAAAATTTGGCCAGTTTTATTTTCATAAGGAGAATTACAATTATATTGACCCGCATCATAAAAACTACTAAGAACACCTGCACTACCTAAACTAGCATTAGTCTCATTAAGAGAATCTACCGTAGGATTTGAGGGTGGTGTTGATGGCTCTGAACTAACGTCAGGATTTTTATCACAACGTTCACAATCAGGATAAGTTAAAAGACAAAATCTCATTTTAAATGAATAACATAAATCACCCAAGGAATTACCCGCTTCAATCAAAGCATTTCCAGCATTCTTTATTTTATCAGCAAAATCACCAGCACCTGGTATTAAACCAATAGCCAACCCAATTAGATAGATAATACCACCAATAACAACAAAAACTGTTGCAATAATAGCTAGTACAAAACAAGCAATAAACGCTAAAACATGCATTACAATTAACATAATCAACATAAATGGTAATAAAAACCCCATCATAATTGAGTATAATGTAAAATTAGCATTAGGGTCATATTGAGCGTCATTGGTTGGAAATCTAACTACCTCCGAATCACATTTATCGTCAGTTATTTGTTTAATAGCTATAAATCGTTTTTTAGATTTACCTTTTCTATATTCAGTTATATGACTTGATACGGTATATACTTTATTATACCTCATCTCATAAAACTTATCCTCACAATTAATCGCATCATTAATCATTTGTTGACCAAATGCTGTCATATTATCTCCGTAATCATCCCAATTTGTGGTAAATGCGTATGACCTTTGGACATCCGAGGCGTTTGGTGTTGTAATATAACTTGTCCACCCGTATTCTCGTATATTAGGTACTAAAAAATACCCTCTTTTTATTGAAACGTCTAAGGATGGTGGCTGATTATATTTAACTTTAAATCTATATTTTCCTTTAGTAGGTACACCTACATTCACATCGTCAGATAATACTTGTTCACCAAATTCATTTGTTGTAACATAATTAAGATTCATTGGTACGTTCACAACCCAAGCACCATTTTCGTCTATAACTTGACCACCATTTTCTAATTCAAATTCCTCTAATAAAGGTCTACCCTGATTATCAACATTAATCGTTTGTCTGATACTTTTAATTTGACCAGGACCTGTTATTAGAGAACATTGATTCCCCATTTTTTTATTAACTTTGCACCCCGTTTTAATTGCGGACATATCAACATCAGAAATTACTGAACCCATAAAAATAGCCGATGGTGTTATTTGTACATTAGTTTCCCTAGTTATATCAAAATCAGTTCTAGTTATACCTATATTACATATTTCAGGCTCCCCCCATAATGGCTCTACTTGAATGTTTCGTGAAAATGAAACTATCTGAGGTAGTGAATTTAAATTGGTTGACGCTTTAAAATTAAATCCATCAACCATTGCCTCAGTAGTAACCCCCATGTCTATTAAATCTTTTGGTGATAGAGAAAACTCACCAATATCGGACAAATCAATATCAACAAAAATAGTTTGTTCACCAGTGGGAACACCGAATATCATAAAGTCACCACTATCATTAGTTGTTGTGGTGTACTTATAATATTTGTCATAAACTTCAATTAATGTTTGGTCTAAAATAACATCATCCCTTTCAAAAAATGTTCCTGTAGGTACGTGTCCGTTATATGATGGTATATATGGTAATAAATTATATCTATACCCATCTTCATTTTGGTCTGTAACAGTTTTATATGGGTAAATTTCTGATATTATTGGATTTGTTGAATCCTCTTCGCTTAAAGGAATAAAAACAGATAACTTCGCATTAGGAATTCCAAGACCATTATTAACGCTAATACGACCAATAACCACACCATAATCTGAGCACTGTCTTGTGTAGATTTGGTCTTTTAATATTTTAAGAGATAATATCTCAAGATACTCAAATTCTTGGTCTATTAATACTTTAATTGATTTATCTACCCCAGGTGTTGTTCTTATCCTATAAGAATTTGACATAATAATCTTTTAACATAAATAGTTTATATACTATTTTTAAAAATAGATGATTATGAATAAAAATAAATTATCAACTGAAATTAACGGTAGATAGATTTTTAACTCTAACATTAATGTCTTTATTTGCGTACCTGATTTGGTAAGTTTGATTGGGTTCCGCAAATATTGTGTCATCAATTAATTCAATCTCTTTAGTTGTGCTATCAATATATCTTTGGGATGTTTGGGATGATGAATATTGTCCACCAACCTTATTAAAGACTTTAATGTCAGATACACTAATAACCCCATTTTGATTTTGAATCTCTTTTCTAATTTCAGATATATTAACATTTTGACCCATTTGTAAATTAATTGGGTCAAAATAATCAGAAACTAAATTAATTATTTGTGAAATAACGGCTCCCTGAGTCTGACTGTTATCCAACACCACATCAATGTTTAAAGCTAAATCAATAACATTAGCAGATTCAACAGAAATATAGTCATTAATCATTCTATAATTTGAAAGGTAATTGGCAACATTATTTTTTAACGTATTTGATAGGATTTCAGTCAGACTACCTGACTCATCATACGCCAACATTTGTATTTTTATTTTATTATTTTCTTCTGTGATGGCAACTTTAGCAGGTGCCCCAAACTGTGAAGGCATTGTTCTAATTAATGAATCATAATCGTTAACCGTTACGGCTCTTTTTTGAGATGAAAAGTTAAATCCGACCAAATTTCTAACCTCCTCCATTGTTGGGAAATTAGCGCCTCCAATTGCAGCAGTAACATTAGTACAACTTAGTGAATTAACTACCGTAGTATTAAATGATTGTGAAGGTCCATTTACAAAGAAAGAAACAGTTCCAATTTGAGTAATAACATTAACACCTAAATTACTACCAGTTCCACCACCAACTCTATATTGTATAAACAAAGTTGAGTTACCTTTTAAAGTACTTCCTAACGCTAAATTATTAGAATACTTATATAAGTCTAATTTAAATCCATTTCTAGCAAATTCTCTTAATTGTTCATCCGCCGATTGACTACCTCCACCAAATGTCATTTTTAAGAAACCTTCAGGTGTATATTCTGTAATAAATTTAGTACTTGTTTGTATGTATTTACCAACCTTTATACCAGGTTTATCAGATACTTTAGTGGGGTCTTCAACAAAAACTCTATCTTCAGCTAATGCACTAACCTCATACCATCTATTATCTAACCCTAAAAATTCTTGTGGTGTTGGTACATTAGTATATTGAGTTCCGTCTTTTAATAGAACACTTGTAATACCTAAAACATTTTTTTCAGGTAAAAATAACTCATAAAATGGTTTTACATCATTTGCCGTTATTACTTTTTTGAATACTTTTGTGGTTCCATTAACAACGGTTTCTCGTTTAACAATAGTGTAATTTTCTAACTTGTTATCTGAATTAAAATTAGGTATCTTTAATCTATTAGGATAACCTTCGGAATTAGTAGGTGACGCAAAATCAATATCATATACAGTTTCAAATGACTGCCCCGCACCATTAACTTGTGACCCTCTTCTTAATATACCACAATATCTTAAATCTTCTTTATCACCTAATGCTGGTACCGTAATTGAGAAATCAACTAATGCAACAGAAGGTCTTTGACCTGGTATTTTTAAACCATAAGTTCTTGCAATATTAAAGATTGATGATGGTTGTTGTGCGTATTGTAATACCGTCTCCTGAATACTTCTGTCAATATTAAATTGTAGGTTGTCAGTAACAGCCGCATTTAAATCAAGTAATACTGAGAATACCGAAGCGTCATTAAAATTTTCAACTAAATCAGGATAATAAATTTTAGTGAAATTAACTAACTCAGTCCTAATTGATTGGAAATCTCTAGTTGTATACGATATTTTTTTATTTGCCATAATTTTAAATGTTAATAATCACGAAATCACTCGCGTTAAATGCTTCGTTAGTAACAATATAATCTATCCTAACTTTTGCGGTATGTTCTTTTTCAGATATTCCAGGTACTCTAAATACTCGTTCATCATTTTCAATAAATGTTCCTTTATCTTCTTCACCTTCTGAAGCGGCTTTAATTGATATATTAGTTATTTTTAATTCAGGTATATATTGTTCAACCGAGTCTCTAATTTCAGATTCAATGTCGGAAAATGTGGGACCATCTAATGGTTCAAAAATAAATTCATATAATCTAGTTCCAAAATCAGGTAAATAATATCTAGTACCTTTTCTTGTTAATAAAAGGTGAATTAAATTAGACCTGATTTCTTCGTCATTGGTAACAGATAAATCCAAATATTTACCATCAAACGAATCTCTAAAAGGAAAATTTATACCATATGTAATCCCATCTGCCATATTATATAAATATAATGTTATAATATTTTCAATAAATACATATAAAATAAAAAACTCCCGACAGTGCCGAGAGTTTTGTAAGTTATTTTTTTCTTATGCCGAACATCCAAAACATTCAAACTCAGAGTCCGTAGGTTTTTGTGGTAAAACCTCAACAGTAGGTTTTTCTGTTTTGTTGGGTTTTTCCATTTTGGAAACATCTATCGCCAAATGTTTAGCCCCCGTTGATATTGCCTTTGTTCTTACATAATAACAAAGAGTTTTCAATCCTTTTTCCCATGAATGGAAATGAGATGAGGTAATTTTTGATAGTGTTGGATTTGACATATAGATATTCATTGACTGTGATTGGTCAATAAATGGAGCCCTATCCGCACACATATCAATTAATTCTCGTTGTGAAATCTCCCAAATAGTTTTATACTTTTTAATTAGGTGTTCAATTCTTTTAACTTTGAAATTATACTTTTTATCTTCTTGGTCCAAATAGTTATTAAAATTAATATTCTGAATTGACCCTTCGTTGAATATGATTTCGTTCTTTAAGTCTTCACCCCAAATACCAATCTTTTCAAAGTCATTAATTAAGTATTTGTTAACAATCATAATTTCACCTCCAACAACTCGTCTGTTAAAAATAGCTGAGTGTGCGGGTTCAGTCATTTCATATGAACCTGTTATCTTAGCCGAAGATGCAACAGGCATTTGAGCCGTGAATAGTGAGTTACAAACCCCATATTTCTTAACATCTTCTTTAAGTTGTGACCAATCCCAAAACAAATCACTTTCAGTTAATCCCCACATATCAAATTGGAAAATACCTTTTGACATTGGTGAACCATTAAAGAAATCATAAGGTTTATATTTACCTGACTTACACAATTCCATACTTTCGGTAATAGCTGCAAAATAAATTGTTTCAAAGATATCTTTATTCAATTGTCTTGCTTGTTCAGATGTGAACATATAATCCATAATAAAGAATACATCTGCAAGACCTTGCGTTCCAATCGCAATTGCTCTTTGTTCTAAACCACCTTTACGTCCTTTCTCGGTTGAATAACTATTGATGTCAATCACTTTGTTAAGTGTTTTAACAACTTTTCTAACTTCATTATGTAATAATTTAAAATCAAATTTACCATCAATAATGAAGTTCTTCAATACCATTGATGATAATGTACAGATTGCCGTAGTTTCCTCATCAGTATATTGGTAAATCTCATTACACAAGTTTGACTGTTTAATAACCCCAATGTTTTGATGGTTCGTTTTCTTATTAGCGTTATCTTTAGAACATAAATAAGGAACACCTGTTTCTACTTGGGATTCAATAATTTTATTCCAAACTTCTTGAGCCTTAACTTTTTTACCTAAACCTAATTCAACCGCTCTTCTATAATTTTCTTCATACTCATCACCATAACATTCTTGTAGTGGTTTAATACCTGATTTAAGAATATCATTAGGGCAAAACAAATACCAATCCTCGTTACTCTTTACCGCCCTCATAAAATTGTCAGGAATCCATAGTGCCGTAAACAAATCTCTCGCTCTTAATTCCTCTTTACCAGTGTTCTTTTTGATATCCAATAGGTCAAAAATATCTTTATGCCAAGGTTCAATATAGATAGCGGCACTACCAGGTCTCCTACCTTGTTGATTAAAGAATCTCAATGATTCATTTACAATTTTAAGATATTTTAACAACCCTCCAGCATATCCACCTGATGTCGTAATACGACTTTCTTTACTTCTTTGGTTTGACATACAAAGACCAATACCCGCAGCATCAGATGAATAAGTAGATATATCATTCATAGTTCCCAATAACCCATTTCTTGAATCCGAATTGTTGTAATGTAATACACAAGACGCTAATTGAGGAATCAAAGTTCCTGAATTAATCATGATTGGGGTTGCTTTTGAGATTCTTTGTTCTGATAACGATGTGTAGTAATCCATTGCCTCTTCATAAGATTCTGTAACCCATAAAGCAATCCTCATATACATGTGTTGAGGTCTCTCAATTACCTTACCATTAGGTAATTTAAGTAAATACATCTCTTGTAATGCTTTCCAAGCAAAGTAATCAA